TTCTGACGTAACCAAATGGCTGGACAAGAACCTGAAACGGGTGGGCTGGAGCATTGAAGACGCGATGTACGAAATTAACGGTGCTCAGGCTCACCGTCTGGCGCGCGAGTTTGCCACCCCGGCCCCTTCTGTTCCTTTGGGCGGGGGCGAGGATGACAAGAATTATCCGTTTTATGAGTTGAAATTCATCATGCGCGTACTGGGACATGCAGGCGGCGCGCCCAAAGAAGACTGGAAGACCGCCTACGGCATGGCGCGGGCGATCTTTGTTCGCTGGAGTCAAGAGCGCATCCAGGCGCAGGATGCCGCCCCAGTAGAGCCGACAACCGAGAAAAAACTATACATCGTCATGAACGAGCAGGGCTCCGAAGGCGTTGTGTTTGACGATAAGCGGGACGCGGAATGGACGCGAACCGGCGAGGGCTCAGGCAGTTCTTTCTTCTCCGTGCCGTGCATTGGTGAAGACTTCAGGGGCAGCTACGGCGATGAAAATCTGACCTTGCACGAGGTGAGCGCCGCGATTCTTGCCGCAGGGGTGCAGGGGGATGCGGCGCGGGATGCCCGGCGCTATCAATGGCTCCGCAGCGATGACATTGAGGTCGCCAACGACCAGCGCGAGATTTACGTGGTGATGGGCCGGCTTCCTTTCCGCGAAGACCAGTGTGACGAAGTATTGACTGAATCAGCATTGGACGAAGCCATAGACGCCGCTATCGCCTCTCACCAAGCTGGCGGGGGTGCGTGAGATGAGCAACTATGACGAAAAAGAGGCGCTGCGGGATGCGTTGAAAAACGGCTTCCCGGCCAGCATGAGGGCCGCCCTGACCGACACATATCCACGGACCTCAATTGTCGGGCTGAGCCAGGGCAATGGGGCCGTTCTCGCCCCCGACATTAATCAAGTGGTTCCGGTGGCTGCATCCGGGGCACAAGAAGAAGCACCCCTCGTCGTCAATCTCGGGCGTGACGGCACGAAACATGATTTCGAGGCCGCAGCCCCTGCACTTCCACATGCTGGAACTCCTGTTGCAAGCGGAAATTGTACTGCCGAAACGACCCACGCTGACGACTGCCGTTACTGGAAGTCTGGGGACTTTTGCACCTGCGGGGCAACAGAATGAGCGTGCACTTCTCCAGCGCTACGGATCTATGGTCTACCCCGCAAGACTTCTTTGACAAGCTGAACGCAGCTCACGGCTTCACGCTGGATGCCTGCGCACTCCCTGAGAACGCAAAGTGTGATCGGTTCTATACCCGTGAGCAGGATGGTCTTAAACAGCCCTGGGACGGGGTTGTTTGGTGCAACCCGCCTTACGGGCGAGGCATTGGCGCGTGGCTCCAGAAGGGCTATGAATCAGCAAAGAATGGCGCCAAGGTAGTGATGCTGATTCCATCGCGCACAGACACCCGTTGGTGGCATGAGTACGCCATGAAAGGGCAGATTGAATTCGTGAAGGGCCGGCTGAAATTTGGCGGAGCCAAATTCAACGCTCCATTTCCTTGTGCTGTCGTAATTTTCCACCCAAAGGACCCGTCATGACCGACTCACACACAGCACTGACCGACAGCCGGAAAATCGTGCGAAAGTCCAATTGCGTCACTGTCCAAGAAAACGGCTGCGTGATCGGAACATTTGCCGGGCCTGACTGCGAACTGCATGCAGCCCAGTTTGCCGCCCTCTCCACTCAGCCTCCAGCAGTAGCAGCGATACCCGAGATGGATATTACCTACGACACAGTCATGTCTAAGGCCGCTGACTGGGCAACCATTACGCCCTACAAGCTGGGTAATGGAGAGGAGGCTATTCGGGTGACGTTCGAGGTTTCTCAACGGTTACACGGATTTGCAAAAACTTTGACCGATTGTCAGGCGGTGATAGACGAAATTCTCAAGCAGCGTGACTACTATCACGACGTTGCTGATGACTTGGCCGCACAGATTGCCGCCATCACGGGCGAGGACATCGGTGAGCACAGCAGCTCCAACAACCCATGGCAGAACGCCGCAAATGCCGCTACCGAATATCGGGCCACACCTCGCGCCCCCGCTACCTCTGGTGAGGCTACAGCAGCACAAGGGGCGGACTGCCCGGAAGCTGATCTTGGGTGGAATATCTCTGAGGCGCAAAGAGCCGCATGGCATGCAGCCCGAAAATCTGACCCTGATTCGTCGGTGTTTTTGCGTGACCCACCAGATGCAGAAAAAGAAACACCCCCAACAAGTGGAGGCGATTCAGTTGGTGACAGCGGCTCTCGCAACCATCAACCAGTCTCGGTCGAAGGTTCAATTTTACAGCACGCCACGGAGAAATCAAGCGCTGCTCCTGTACGGGGACTGCCGTTGACGGAATCCCAAGCTGATGGGCTGATGCAAGATTTCGTCTGGGACTGCCCCGCTACCACGGCCAAATTGATCATTCGCGCCACCGAAGCCGCCCACGGTATCGGTCTTACTGCCCCTGGTGGGGAGGAGCCGAAGTGATCGCAGCTCTTTACGTTGAAACTGGCGGGGTCTATTTCGGCCTGCCTGGCGTGGACCCTTGGGATGAGCCCAGGGACGCCCGTGGATACGCCGGCCCGCATCCGGTACTGGCGCACCCACCGTGCCAGCGTTGGGGTCGCTTCTGGCACGGCAGCACGCGCAAGCCGCACCAGTTCCAACTGGGCGATGATGGCGGGTGTTTCGCTGCTGCCCTGGCAGCGGTCCGCACGCATGGCGGCGTGATCGAGCATCCGTGCGACAGCCACGCCTGGACAGCCTTCAACCTGAATCGCCCGCCCCGCGATGGCGGGTGGGTTGCCGCAGATTTTGAAGGTGGCTGGACCTGCTGCGTCTACCAGGGCCACTACGGCCACCTTGCCGGCAAGCCCACATGGCTCTACGTCTACGGCGCCGGGCGCGACCAACTGCCGGAGCTTCGATGGGGCAAGGTCGAGCAGCGCCTGCACCCTGTCGCCCTGGCCCGCCACGGCTACGAAAAGGCCCGGCGTATCGGGATGATGGCAATGGTCGGCGGCAAGGACAAAACACGCATCCGCAATGCCACACCTCCAGAGTTTCGGGAAATGCTTTTGGCGCTGGCTCGTTGCTGCGCCACCCAACCGGAGCCCACCCCATGAACCTAACCACCCTAAAAGCCTCAGCAGAGCAAGCAAAGACCTCCTTAGTAGAGCTTGAGGTTTGGCAGATGGAGATATCGCCGGATGATGTATTGCGGCTGGTGGAGGTGGCGCGGGCGGCGCGTGAAGTAAAAAACAGTCAGAGTCACTACGCCTTTCTTGATCTGAAAAAGGCCTTGGAGGGCATAGAGCCATGAGCGACGACATCGCCCTGACCGAAGCCGAATTGACGCGCATCACCGGCTACGAGCTGCCGTGCAAGCAACTGGCGGTCCTGCACAACCGGGGATTTCACCGGGCCTACATCGCCAAGAAAGGCGGCGTGGTGCTTGAGCGCGCTCACTATGAGGCCGTCTGTCGCGGGCAGTCGGAGAAACCCCGTAAGAGCGCTAATATCGGCTTTCTCCAGCCCAAGACGACATGATTCGACGCCGCGCCACTCCTGATGGTCTACCGTTTCGCGTGTACGAGCGCCGTGGCGTGCGTGTGTACAGCATCGGCTACAAGATGAAGTCAGGTGTTTGGGCTTTCCGCTACGAGTGCCCTATAGATGACGTTCTGGAAATTGCCAAGCTTCGGCGCAAGGCAATTGAAGAGTCTGTGAATGTCGATGTTGACGTTCCTACAGGTGGGTTTGCTGGTTTAGTTGATGCGTGGTTTGAGTGGCAAGAGAAGTTGCCAGCCAATGACACGCGCAAGCGCAAGGCTTCTACCATAGCGGAGAACAAACGCGAGGCCGTCAACATCAAGAAGGCGTTTGGGCATTTCGAGCCGCATGAAATCACCAAGGCCGAGGCATACGACTATCTGGAAGGATGTCTGACGGCTACCTATGTTGACAAAAAAACCGGCGAAACAAAAGACCGACCACGCCCCGAGAAAGGCAACAAGGAAATAGCCCTTGCGCGGCTCATCCTTGAATTCGGCATCCGCAAAAAACTGCTTGAGATCAATCCGTTTGACGGTATCGAAAAGAATAAGACCGCGAAAGAAAAGCGACTTGTAACCGAGGCTGAGCTGGCCTTGGCCGTGGAAATGGGCCGCAAGCACGGCGGAGCCCGCCACATCGTCGCCATGGGCCTGAAAACTGCCTGGCTGTGCGTTCGTCGGTCCGTTGAGGTTCGGGCCATCATGCGGGACGGCATCCTAGATGACGGCATTCTGTGGCATGACGGTAAGGACAAAAGCAAGCCTGCCGTGCTGATCGAGTGGAGCCCAGACCTTCGGGAAACCATCGCGGAGGCCTTGTCTATCAAGCGAAACAAGGTCGCCGGGACGATGTTTATTTTTGGGAATATGAGAGGCCAGCGCTATACAAAGGGGGGCTGGAAATCTATATTGGATGACCTGATGGATGTGTGCGAGACAGAGGCCGTGAAACGGGAAATTCCGTTTCGGAAGTTCAGTCTTCAGGACTGCCGGCCGATGGGCGTATCTGGATAACTGGAGCGCGGCGACACCGACACCAAGCAGGCCACCGGCCACACCAGCGACAAGATGATTTCAACGGTTTATGACAGACGCCCGGTTAAGCGGGCAACGCCTGCGGGCTGAAAGGAAACAATGCAGATCGGTACACCATTCAAGCCGCGCAAGACGCCGCTATCCACGCTGTTGCCCAAGGTGGTCTACATGCATGTGTTGGACAACACCGAGAACATTCCCGGCAACCGGCCCATCGTCCAGTACAGCACAAACAAGCAAAACCCATTTGGCAAGCCGGGGCGCGATTATTCAGAGGACTACCCGTGGACATTCACAAAATTTGTCCCGGCCTAATTCCAAAAAGCAAAAAGCACATTCCAAAGTTAGTATGCGCTCTCTGAAATGTGCTTTAAAACTGGCGGAGTGGACGGGACTCGAACCCGCGACCCCCGGCGTGACAGGCCGGAGCCAAAAGCCAATGAATACGCCAGTTCTGGCTATTCTGGATATTCCAAAATCACCCACAATGGCCCAGCATTCATGCGGGGCTGGGTGGGGTGATTCCAAAGTTTTTAACCACGAAGGAGTGATATGACAACTGAAGCCACGACCCCAGACCCGGCGCTTGTCCGTATTGCGCGGCGGGCTGTAGACAAACGATGGGACTATGAGCAGCTCAAATACGGCGATGACCTGTACGGCAAGGAGAATCTCGCCGATGCTGTTTGGGATTTGGTCGAAGAATGCGGCTCCATTGGTCGTATCGCCTTCGATGCGAAGTATCCATCATGACGGAAGTTAGAAACGAGAAAATCTCGGCTCTATCCGCCACCTCGTCGTTGGACGAAAAAAGAAAACGGTTTGAGGCGTGGGCGGGGCGCCTTGGATTCAACCTCACCCGAAATGCTGATGACGAAGACGGAGAAGGCCTGTACCACAGCCGCCAAACGCGCCGCGCATGGGCGGTGGTTGAGCGCATTGTTTCCACAAAGGCCCCCCATGACCCCGCTATCCTTCCCCCATGTACACCGTCTACTCCTAGCGTTCTGCCTATCCCTTCCAGCAATAGCAGGTGAGCGTATCCACCGATCAGCGGCTGAGGTGATGGCGTTTAAGAGGTCTACGCCGTGCCCTGTGAGTGGAAAACCTGAGCTGCGCTGTCCGGGCTATGAAATCGACCACGTAACCCCGCTATGCGCCTTTGGTGCAGATACGCGAGAGAACATGCAGTACCTGACCATTCAAGAGCATCGGTGGAAGACAAGGACCGATGTTAGGGTGTGCCGGCAGTTAAGGAAAGACGGCCTCGCGCCCGCGAATACGCCGGTATTACCACCGCTGCAACCGGGTAATTAATCACACACGGTGGGATTTCAGGGTGGTAAGTTGGATGGCTCAACTATTGGGAGTGGGCCATGTGGGATTTCAGCACTTTGCCTTGGTGGCAATTGATGGGACTTGGCTTCTTGACTGGTGCCGGAACTGTGATGTTTGTGCGCTGGATTCAGCGGAAAAAGTAGTCAGTCGATCAGCATGGCGGCGATGCAGAACCCGGCAATGATGCCGATGAGCAGCCCGAGGGCGAAGGCCGTCATTTGACCGCTGGCGCTTGGGCCAGCATCCGGGTTTTCTCTTCGCTCTGGCGGGTCGTGCCCAACCAGAAAGCCACTGCACTACCCGCAAACCCGCTGAGCTGGCCGATCATGTAAATGATGAGGTCGCGGTTTTCGCTTGGGATGGGAATGAACAGCAGCGCCACCAGCGTACCGGCAAACGAAGCCAGCACGCCAGCCGTGATGACCGCAGGCATGAATGACTTGTTTTCCATCTGCATCTTGCGCGCGCTGTCTCGGTCAGCGGCGGCGATGGCCTCTAGATCCTTAATGTTCTGAAAGCCCAGGCTTTGCATCTGCAGGGCAAAGTTCTGATCCGCTTCTTTCAGCGCCAAGAGGGTTTCAGGGCTTGCCCCCATGATCGCGCCCTTGACCGCCTCTACAGTCTTGTCAGTCAGCCCCAGGGCGTTTGCAGCAGCTTCTACAGCCATACCTCCCAAAGGGCCACCGATGGCCGTCCCGATCCACGGGGCGACGGTTGCAATGATTTTGGTCCAGTCCATTACTTTTCCCCTTTAAATTTCGCATAGGCAGCGGCTAACTTCACGTCATACTTGTTCTCAGCGTAGGCGGGGCCGTTGTAGCCGCGCGCAAAAGCTGCCCAGTCCCCACGGCGCAGCGCCGGGGCCAAGCCGTTTTTCAGGACGAACATGACAAACGCCATTAGGTGCTCACGCTCACCCTGATACATGGCATTAACGAAGCCCTGGATAGTCGGAAAGCCAACACTCTCATGGTTGAAGCCCATGATCTGGAACTTGCCCCAGCTCGCGGATTTCAGTGCGGCCTCACGGTCAAGCGCCGTTGCGGCCTGTAGCCGGGCCTGCTCTGCCTTCCAGTCTTTGCCGTAGTGCTTCCGTGTCCATGTCGGAAAGCTGAGCGTCGGCGCTTCAATGTCATACAGGCCGCCCGTCAGCTTGTGAAACTTGTGCCCCTCAAACAAGGTGGCCGGCGTCCCGTCTGGATTGAACCCGCCGCGCGGGGCCTCTACTTCGCACACGGCCCTGATGGCGGCCACCTCGCAGGAAAGCTGTCCGGCAGCGTCGGCGAAGTCCTGCACGGTCAGTGTCGGTTTCATTTCCTCTGCTCCAAAACCTTGATGCTGCTGTCATGCCCGTCTACCCGAAACTTCAGCAGGGTTACCTCCCGGTCCAGCAAGTTCACCGAGTTGTTGCCGCTTTTGACCAGGATCTGAAGCTCCTTCACCGCCTCCTGTGTTTGCAGGCCGTTGAAATACATCCCGACAAGGATGAGTGCGCCGCAACCAAGAACCGAAAGGACTCCCCATAGGGGAACGCTGTAGTCGATAGTCACCCGCGTGCTGGTGGTCGTCTGTTGATCGGACATCGGAGCGCTTTCTAAAGAGTTGCGGGGGAAATGGCCGTGCTGCTACCATCAAGTCGTGATCGATAAAGCCTCATACCGAAACCGCCGTGGTCTGTACCAGCGGCTTGTAAGCGCCTGGAAATTGCGTCATTTCACCGACTACGGCACGGGCTGTCTTATCAAGCCCAGCGTGGAAATCCGGTGCGCGGAGGGTGCGGTTCTGGAGATTGGCGACGACTGCACGATTCAGGACTTCTCGTTCATTCAACTGACCATGCCTCACCCGAAAGTCTTCATAGGGGACCGCACGGTAATAGGCCGTCACAACCTCATCACAGCCAAAAACCTGATCCGCATTGGCTCGGATGTGCTGATCGGCTCTTACGTGCAAATCATTGACCACGGGCACGGAATCGCCCGGTATAAACCCATCAGATTGCAGCAGGCCACGCTTGGCGAGGTCGTCATTGGCGATGACGTGTGGATTGGTGCCGGGGCGAAGATTCTGAAGGATGTGCATATTGGGGATGGGGCGGTTATTGGCGCAAACTCCGTCGTCACCTCTGACGTTGCCCCTTATTCAATCGTTGTTGGCGCTCCCGCTCGGGTTATTGGGCATCGAAGCTAGGGCGTGGTATCCATCGGGGTCAAACGGCCCGAGCATGTAGCGCTCGATGAACCGGGCCACCTTCCCGCGTAGGCCAGTTTCCAGCTGAAGGCGCTCCAGTCGCTGAGAAAACGTGTACTCACCCTCTCTTGGCTTGTCCCACATAAGCAGGCGCAGCTCTGTGTAGTTCAGGGCTACATCCAGAACAAAGGCAGCAACGGTAATTGGCGCAACCACCCGCCACCACCCGCCGCGCTCGTACTGGATGCCGACGATGTACATGGGCCAGAGGATGAGGATTGAGATCACAGCGTGTCCAGCTTCTTCATCCTGGCATGGAGCGCAGGAGCGGCCACTTTGAAGGCCTGGACAATTTCCGCGTACACAAGCTGAATGGCCTGCTTTGCCTCGCCGTTGACGGAATTGACGACGCGAGGGTCTTCAAAGGCATTAACGAGCGAATTAACGGCAGCTGTGATGGCCGCTATGTTCGCCGTCTGTAGGTTAATAGCCGGTTGATCTGATGCCGCTGTCGCGGCCTCTAAAGCCGCGGTGCACTCGGTTTTTACCCAAGTAAGGCGTCCGATGAGTACTTCACGGCTCGCCCGCGCCGCTGACAAAAGCCCAAGTTTTTCATCACCCTCTGCCTTTGTCTTGTGTGCAGCAATTTCAGCGGGCGTGGCCTCGCGGTCGCCTGGCTGCATGTCACCAAAATAGAATTGGCCTAGGTTGTTGACAAACATTACCAGCTCCGTTGTGCGGTAACAAACAACTTCCAGTTGGCGGCGGTTACGGGCGCGTCGTTTCCGGTTGTCTTGTTGACCATGAAAAAACCAGGGGCGGAAGACCCAGAGGTGACGCTTAGGCTATTCCGCCCAAGGTTTGTTAGCCCTGTGCCGAAAAATCCGCTTGCACTAGTGCGCATTAAGAAGGTGGCCACATCGCCGACCGCGTAATTATTTTCCGTAATCGTGTTGCGCAAGAACGCTTCCATCTTGAATTGCGAGTGCCCCAGGTTGTGCGAAAAGATGGTTTGAACCCCGCCCGCCGGGCAGTTGATGTCCGCGCTTTGATACCGCCCCATCAACTGATACCAAGTGATTGCCGTAACCACCGAACCGGCCACTGTGACCTCCCCCACAAACACCCGGTAGGTTTGCGCAGCCGTAGCGCCGTTCCCGACCTTGCCGACCATTTCCTGAATGTTGAAAGTGAACTGGTTATTGGTCACGACATCAGCGCCGCCCCACCGATACGTAGGTGCAAGCGTTGTGCTGCCAGTGGTGCAGGCCCCACCTTGCGCAATGTCCAGATACAGGTACATCGTCCCGTTGGTGGTAAGGCCGGTCCATGACGGGTTTGTGATGCTGCCGCGACGGTTGAATGCGCCGTTGGCCGCTGAGGCAATGAGCGTGCCGGTTGCGGTTACCGTTGCGGTTCCAGTAGCCCCGCCAAAGGCCGCAAAGCCGTTTGTGTCCACAGGGCCAGACAGGACGGTCTGGCGCACTGCGGCATAGGCGGATTGGACGTAGGCGGTGTTTGCAAGGGATAGGTCTGCGTCGCCGTCTGCTGCTTGTGGGGCGGTGGGGTTCCCTGTGAATATCGTGGAATTCAGAATCCCCGGGACCGCCGAATTACTTGCGGTCAAAATACTTAGATCCACCGCAGTCAGCCCAGCGTCGAGGACTTGTGCATCATCCATGGTCATGGTGACGGTGGTTTGCGCCCCATACACAGAGGTAAGAATCGTCCCATAGACGAATCCCGCCGTAACGGTGAAGCGCGCACGTCGGCCAGCCTCGAATTCTTCTGTTTGATCTCCGGTCAGCGTGAAGCTGTTTGCGCTGGCGTAAAGCGGGGTAACCCCCGTGGCCTCCCACTGCGCCAGCGTCTGCAGCGCCGGACTACCGGCGCGTGGCAGATAAAAAACCTGCACGTCGTTGGACTGCAGCACGCGCAGAGAGTATTCAGACGCACAGTACAGAATGGCCGGCGAACCACTGCGCGACGGGTAGCCAGAAGTGGTGCGGATGGGCTGGAGAGCAGGGACAAGGCCCGCAGCATCCCAATACATCTGAACCGGGTTCTGCTCCGGGTCTGCATTGATGTCGCCAAAATACAGTTTCCCGTTGTTCAGCGGCGCGCCATTCAGGGCGAAGAACTGATTGAGGGGGTTGACGGTGGCAATTACGGCCATGATTTTTCCTTAGAGTTTTGTGCCTTGACCGGCAATAGGTTGCTCACGGTCTTTGCCGCGACCTGACTGCAGCGCGGCGTTAATCCATGCTTCGCGCTCGGTTGGGTCTTTCTTGAAGGTTTCGGACATGAAGGTTGAATAGCCCTTCATGGCGCGTGCGCGGGCGAGTCGCTTAACGGACTTGTCGGAGACAAAGTCTTTGGTCGCGGCCTGGCGAACCACCTCTTTGAACTCAGGCGAGGACAGGAGGTCACCGACGGCCTTGAGCGCGTCTTTTCGGCCCCCGGCGAGGGATTGCACTGCCCCGCCAAGGAAACCGGCGCCAGTGGGGCCGATGGCCATGGAGGTGGCGGCCTCAGTAGCAGCTCCGCGCGCCGCGGCTCCTTTGGCGCCTTCCAGCACCTTGCCAACAAGGGTTTCAGGGCCTTTCAGCGTGTCGATAAAGCCCTGATTTGCCTTGCCCGTGTGCAGTACCGACTGCTGGGCCTTGGCGATGGACTGGGAGACCTGGTAGAGATCGGTTAGGAGATCGTCCGCACCGTCACCCAGAGTCTTGACGACCGCGGCGTAAACCGGGGAGTTTTGCCGCATTCCCTGGTACATCTTGGCGTACTGGTTGAAGCCGAACTGACCACTTTTTGTGGTGCTCGCGGCATAGTTCAGCAGCGCCGAGGAAAGAGCCTCCTTGCGCAGGGGCTCTGGGATGGTCCTGATTAGCTTGTTAAGGCCCTGATCATCACCCTTAACAGATGCAGCAATCCCGCGCTTAAGAGCAGGCACAAGAGAGCCAGAATTATCCTTCCCAAAAGCTTCAACAATTCGTTTCTCCAGTGCTTTGCGTTTTGCGACCAATTGAGAGGCGAGGCGGTACTTGTCGCGCAGAGCCTCACCGCCAACCGAGGTAACGGCCTCTAGTTGGTCCTCAGCCATGGACTTGTAGAGCTGCTTAAGCGCCCCTTCCTCCATGCTGCCGTAAGGAGATTCCTTGCCAGCAAGTGCCTTGCCAATTAGACCGCGTTCACGGGCCAATCTACCGTATGTGACGGGGCCTTCAAACATTTTAGCGAGCTGCTTTTCCTGGGCTGACAACCCCTCCATCCCGCCAAGATCAGAAACCACGGCATCAAGGCGCGCCTTGGTCGCTGGCATCTCCACGGGGTAGGACTTGGGAACAATCTCGTCAATCTCTTTGTAGAGCGCGTTGGAGGCTTTCTCCATGTCGTCACGCGTTGCCGCAAGGGAGCTTTTCACCTTGTCAGACACGGAGGCGATGTCCCGGCTTGCGCCAAGCGACTCGAGGGCTCCTTCCGCCTTGTTGGCGGCGTCTTCTGCTACCTTGATGCCGCGTGACTCCGCGGCACTGCCCGCCTGCGAACGGGCCAGTCCAACCAGGCGGCGGAACTGCTCGTTGTCCGTCACAAAGTCCGGGTCGAGTTCCATTTTCAGGCGGTCGGCGGCTTCGGTAACGGCTTTATTCGGCGCGGCTTGAGCAGCAAGCTCCTCGGTTGCGGCCTGCTTTCCGGTCGTGCCAGTTGCAGCTTTCTTCGCTACGCTTGCAAGCTGCTCCTGCGTCATGTCTGCTACGGCGGGGGCCGCTTCTTCGACCACGGCAACCGAGGGCTGCGCGGGCACTTCCGGTGCAGCGCGGACTGGCGCGCCCTCTGGGACTGCCTGCACTGGCGCGACTTCTGGCGTTGCCCGTGCTGCGACCTTAGGAGCGACGGCCTGAGCCGCCCGCTGCTCTACGGGTGCCCCGGCCTTGGTGAGCGTATTGACGACGCCGCGAGCTGCACCCCCGACGCCCTTGGCGACCAGACTGGCAACCGGACCAGCAGCCCCGGCCAATGCAACATCGGTCTTGCTGAAATCGCCACCGGTAGCGGCTTGCGTGCCTTCAATTGCTGCCTGCGTTGCAAGGCCGCCCGCCGCCGTACCGCCCCAAGTCACGGCCCGACCGGCAGGGGTGAATGCACCCACGGCACCAAGTACGCGGGGGATGTCTCCCACGGCCAAGCCTGGAGGAACTGCATATTCCTTCCCATCAACCGAGCTTGTCAGGATGGGGTTACCTTTTTCATCCTGGCGAACCTTCACGCCAGGGAACTGGGCTTGAATGATCTTCACCGCCTCATCGGTCGGGGCGAACATGGTCCCAAGGCCTGTTTTAGCTGAGGCCATGGACAGCTGATTCAGCTCGGGCATTCCTGTCCACTCGGGCAGGTTCTGAGTCTCGGCGGTCTCTCGAAGATTGCCGGTGAAAACGTCTTTCACGCGATCAATCAGGCCGGGTTGCTCTGCAGGCGTGTGCGTGATGCCCTCGGGGAGCTTGATGGCGCCTGATTTCAGGTCAGCCTCATACTCGGCGATCTGATCGGGCGTCATCTTTCCTGAGACATACGCCTCAATGACCCCATCGGGCACGATATTGGACTCAGGGGCGACCTTCAACGAGGCTTTGCGCGGCAGAAGAATAGAACCGGAATTCACGTCGGCCTCAAACTCCTTTTCTTGCTCAGGGCTCATCTTCCCAGCTTGATATGCGTCGTAAATCTTGGCAATGCTGGGCTGCTGCGGCTGGCTGGCTGCGAATTCAGCACTCAGGCTCCGACCGCCAGGCTTGGCGCCAGTGCGAGGCGCGGCTTCGGGTTGTTCTGCCTGCTCGCCGGACGCTTTTGGTCGTCCCTGCATCACGCGGTTGACGTAGGCGCGGGTCTGTGGGCCATGGTTGGCAGTGTTGGTGCCGCCGATGTACTCACGCGCAGCTGCAGCAGGGTCTTGGCCGTTGCGGTCGAGTGATTCCTTGAGCAGATGCGCTTTTGCCAGCGTGGAGGCTTCGGGTGACGCCCACGCATCTACGCCGTATTTGTCCAGCACCAGTTTGCGAGTGGTCGGGGTGAACTGATTGACAGTCTTTGCGCCGGCAGATGACACCTGATCCGAGTTAGAGCGCTCGCCATTGAGGCGAATCGAACTCATCAGCCACGCAGGAACGCCCACCTGTGACGCAAATTTCGCGTCCAGTTCGTCATACACGGGATCTTTGTAGGACGTTGACATTTAACGCCCGAAGTTCATGTAACCCGTGGCGTTTTTCACCTTCGGGGCGTCGGCCTTTTGCGTCCTGGCGATGAACTCCGTGAAGGACGTACCCGCGGGAACGGTGACGTTGCCAATCGTGAGGTCTTTGGGTGCGGTGCGGAGGCTACCGACGCCGCTGATCCACTCGGCTTTTGCATCTTCCTTCTGGGCAATGGCTTTTTGGACATTCGAATAAGACTTGAGCCAATTCGCGATGTACTCGGGCGACTGGTTTTCATTGGGAAAGCCGTCTTTCATCAGCGCAATATCTTTGTCGGACGCCGGCCCCGGCGGAAGGTCGGACAGGAGCCCTTGATTGCGAATGCGCACGTAATCCTGGCGCAAAGCGGTGTATCCGTCTTCACTGCCGGTGATGCGCTTGGCGTTTTCCGTCAACCAACGCAGGGGTTTGCCGCCTACTGTGGTTTGTTCAGCCATGAGCGCATCAGCCAGCCCAGTGGCGCGGTCCGAAGCGGTCCGGGAAATGAGCGAATTGCCCACGGATTCAGCTTGCAACTTCTCCATGCCGGCAGACAGTGAGGGAGTGCCTTGCTTGCCCTTCAGTTCTTCCAGCTTGGAATCGAAGTCCAGATTAAACTTTTCGCGATCAAGACCGAGACGATCCCCGCGCTCGCCAATCTTGCTCCATGTGTCTGCAATTTCTGCCTTCACCTTGGGCTCGGCATAGCGTGCATCGACCCGCGCCTTAATGGCGTCTGCCTGCTTCTTTGCAAGTTCGGCGGGCGCCTGGTCAGCGTTGCGGCCTTCCTCGCCCATCGATTTGACAGAGGTAAAGAACTTGTCACCACCTGGAATCGCGGCCATGGACGTGCCAATCATGGTCCGGGCATAGTCCGGGGCCTCCTTGATCATGTCGCGGTACATCATGATCGTGTTGGCGCGCTGCTTGTCCCCGGAGTTTTCAGCCGCTTTGAGCTGATCCTCTATCGTGGCAAGGGCAATGTCGGTCCGGCCCGACTGCAAGGCGCTGAAGAGCTTGGAGGCGTCCCCAAGCGCGCTTTGCTGGCGACCCGCGTCCATACGATCCCACTGCTCCTTGATCGTCTCGCGAAACTTCGGATTAATAGACGCAACCGCGCCGTAGTCCTGCACCGTAGCGTTGGGGTTGCTCAGCACCATCTGAAGGGCTTGCTGCGCCTGCAATTGCTGCTGCTGGGCTTGTTGGGCCATCTGCTGCTGCTGACGCTGCATGCCAATCTCATCAATGGCAACGCCCGTCTTGAGGCCCTGCATGAGGGCATCCGCAGGGTTGACCTGCATGGCCGTGTAGTTGATGGGGTTCATAGTCCAGCCCTCGAACCGCCGTAGGCAGAGCCCATGCCCATGGAATACCCGCCATCAGTCACTGGTGGGCGACCACCGCCGAGCCCGCCGAAGCCACCAGACCCGGCAAAGATGCCGCCGACCTGGCCGAGCATGCCGGTCATGGCGTTGGACTGGCCGAGAATCCCCCCAGCCTGCGCGGCTCCTTGTTGCTGCATTGCCGCGCCGACCTGACCCGCGGCGCCCATGCCTGCGTTTCCGAGATTGGTTGCAGCGCCCAGCCCTTGACCGGAAAGACCTTGCAGGTTTGCAAGCTGTTTGTCGATCAGGTTTTGCAGCAGAATCGGGCGATTCTTTGAGAGTGCATCTTGCGTGTTCCCACCACGTAGCCCGCCAGTGGCTGACGCGTTTTGCAAAATGGCGTCTTCCGACTGCTTGCTCATGGCCTGGAAGTACGGGCTGCTCTCCATGGCTGCGATTGCGGCCTTTTGCTCTGCTTCCGGCGTGAGTGCGTTTGGATCAGCGGTGTAGCCGAACAGCTTCAGCGCCTCTTCATCAGTGCCATATGCACCGCTGCGGTAATTGGAGATCGCGCCTTCCATGATCCCGGCGCGGTCGGCGTCGCCGGAGCGATAACCGCCGTCATACCCACGGCCAGCAGCTTGTCGGATGAACGACTCGACCTCGGGCAGGCCGTTGCCGCCGTAGCCATACCCAGAACCAAGACCAAGCAAGATCCGCTGTTGTGCGAGGGCGTCAGTTCCGGTCTTGGTATAGGGCGTAACAGCCCTTTGGTAGGCATCGTATTGACGACGCACCTCCCCGATTTGAGCGGCAGAAGCCCCAGTTTGCGCGCCAGCCGCACCTTCGGCCCCATCTGCCATGAGTGAGCCGCCTACGACGCTTACGGCAGCGCCGGCTACAGCACCCCAGCTCATGCGGACACCTCGGCTTCAAGGGCCTTGCGTTTTGCGTTGGCGATAACCTGGATGTTGTCTTTCCCACCCATCAATTCACTGGGCTGCGATTCGGTCAGGTCGCGGCAGAGCTGGTCAAGATCCGTCTCTGTGGTCACATGCAACGTAGTCCACACCGTGGTTTCAATCGCTACGCCGGCACGTTTGGCGCCTGGCTTTGAGACGAAGGTGTAGGGGGCGGAAACTTCTTTAACGCCCTCGTCGGTCGTGAAGGCAATGCGCCCAGCCGAAATAATGCTGAGGTGTTCGGTTTTATGGACTGCGCCGGTCAGGATCGTGCCAGCTGGAATTGTCATCTCGCGGGCGTACAGGCCCGGGGCGAAGTGATGGACAACAGGGCACTCGATAGGCTCAAGCTGGGCGATTTCACGCTCAAGCTGCTCTACTTTTTGCCGCATGGTTGCGGGCTTTGGCTGGGTCACTGCCCAAGAGGCAGCGGGGCAGCAAATAACACCAATTGCGGACATGACTTCACTCCTTGCGTAGCCCGTGGGACTACAGGGATTTGCCTTCGCGCTCGGCGTGTATCTGCTGGGTGTCATTTTATATGTCTCGTCATATAAGCAGAAGCAAAAAGCACCTGTTTTGTATATATGAGCTAGGACGGCAAGAAGCTGACCGTTGGCAGAACGGTGTAGGTGATGGTGATGGCGTCGGCCATGAGTAGCGGGATCGGGCCGGCAGTAATTCCCAGGTTGATTGATCCTGTGTTGCGGACGTAGGCAATCTGTGAAACGGTGCCGCCCTGCACTACCAGCGTTCCGTCCCGCTCTGCCAGGTAGGTGTACGGGGAGACGCCAACCGTCACAACGTCGGCGTCTTCAAGCGGGCCGGTCTGCAGCGACTCAATGAACTTGATGGCCTGCGGGTCGGTGGTGATCGTGGCGATTTGGTCCCGTGACAGGCGGCGGGTTCTACGCATACAAGGCCTCTAGCTGAGCCTCAAGGCGCATGAAAGCCTCTGGCGTGTCGTTGGCCCCACGAAAGCGTAGGCCGCGGTAGTTGTCCATTGCGCTGCACTGGAACCAGTTGATCCTCTTGCGGTACTCGCCCCTCTGCCCTGCGCCGGCCATGCGCTCATCAGACCACTTCAAACCATCATCGGTGTAGCTGAAGAAGATGCGCGGATCACGCCCGACAGGTGAACGACCAGGCGCGGCCACAAGCTCCAGCTCATGAATGATGGCGCCTTTGGAGGCGTTGTAGAGGTAGGAGGTATCGAACTGCCACCCGACAATATCGTCATATTGCGTGGTGACGGTGTTGGTCATCTGCCCTATGTCATAGGTCGTCTTGTCGCCGCAAAACCACTTGTTGAAGCAAAAGATGAAGTTCTTGGCGCGGTAATTCTCCTCAACCCCGGCGTCGGAGTGAAGACTGAACCAAATGGGTTGCTGGAAAGCTGCAGACGCGATGATGTCAAAGACCCACGTTTCCTGCGGTAGGTGGACATACAGGAACTCGTGGTTGTCGAATTTGCGGGTTTCCAGCAGACACAGGGCCAATTGATCCTCTGTGTACGTGCTGATGCGCTTCTCAATCTCGTCTGTGCTGATCTTCCGGTTCTGCCCACCAGCGCCCATGTAGATCGCAATGGCCTCATTGATGCCGCCACCCATGAAAGCCAGGGATTCGGCGCAGAACACAGCCGCACGCGTGCCGACACAGCCTTTGGTGATTTGGGCACCAGAGATGGGGGCGAAGGGGAATCCGGCACCTCCAATGTTGTCGAACACCTCAATCGTGAAGCGGTTCAATGCATACAGCTCATTGCGGAACTTGCGCAGGCCCACGATGGCATCGGGGTCTACCTCTGATGAGCCGTACTTCAGCGGGTCAACAGAAAGGGGGTTTGCCAGGTCAGTGACAACGATGGATTCGCCGTCCGTGCTGACCGTGTAGCCATTGAGGAACAGGGAATCAATGGAAATGCCAAGGTCAGGGTCTGTTACCTGCGTGAGAGTCGCCCCATCCCAGTAATAGAGCCGCCCACCAGAACCGATGATGAGGTTGTCAAAGGAGTAGTCCAGCGACACAGCCGGCCCCGCCCCAACATCGCCCAACACGGTAATAACGCCGGTCGGACTGATGGATACCAGCTTTGTGCCCATCACGCGATAGGGCGTGCCGTTCCACACAATGGCGCCGCGGTCAATCCCCGGGCCGGTGGAAAAGGAGGTGATGCCTTCAGCCTGCTTTAGATAGCCCGTGCTGACGCCGTTTTCCTTCGGCACTGGGAACATGTTGCGCGGGTAGCTGGTGCGCACATTCGCCACCGCATCCGAGTAGATTCCGCCCAGAATGGAAATCTGGGTCATTGATCAACTCCAACCCTCGCCGCTCGTAATGTAGAACGTTCCCGCGGTTCCGAAGATGGCGACGGTGTTCTGTGCGTCTTGCCCTGCGTTGCCCATCTTTGACAGGACAAGGTAGGTGTTCGGGAGAACCGGGCAATCAGCCGCAGTTGCCGCGGTGGTATCCGCAGAGTTTTTGATGCGCACGAACATCACCGCTGCACCGAAGTTCGCAACGAGGATCTGCTTGCTCGCGCCATCAACGGCGACGTTTTGCGATGCGCCGGCAGTGCCTGTAACGGTGCTGCCAGGCTTTGGCTGGAATGGGGCGAGGATTGACATGATGAGTCCTTAAGAAACGGTTGCGCCGAGAGCGACGACTTTCCAGTTAGTCCCGTCAGAGACGGCCACGCACGCCGCACCGGCATTGCCATTCAGGCAATAAACCATTGCGTAAGGATTGGCTACAGCGGATGGAAGGTCGGCGAGCAGATAGGACTTGAGCGGGATCGGCGCCAGCGTGTTATCGATGTTGTCTTCGATGAACGTCAAGATGGCATTCATCGACACCTTGCGCGGCTGACCGTTCACCGTGCTGTAGATCGGCACCTGGTCAGAGCTGACAACCGTGTCCTGTGTGCTGAGTTCGTTGAATGTGGTCATGGCTGAGCCTTAAAGCTGAAACTCACCATCGACGCCAGTTGACAGCGTGTCAGGCTCTTGAAAATAGGCGAGCTGGCGCACGTCCAGGCGGTTGCCTACGCCAATTGGCATGGTTGTGGGCAGAACCATCCGGGGGATGATGTTGTTCGTCACCATGAGGGCATTGCGGGCGCGCAGGACGGAGGCTTGCAGCTGAGGGGAAATCTGCTTGCCGTAGTCCGGGGCAAGCTCCACCGCCAGCAGGATTGCAAAGGGATTAACCGCAGTGTCTGGCAAGCCAGACTCGGCAGAAAGCTCTGTCCCGAAGTTGTAGCCCTTGCGGATGCCGATACCGTCCAGCTCCGCTGCGATCAAGTCCATTTGCTCGATAGCGGCCTGAAGCTGCTCCGGCGATGGGTCGAACACATACGTGCCGAGCCCAATCTTGCCGAGGGCCTTCTGAACGATGGCCAGCTTCGATGTCATGCTCAGCCTCTACGCTTGGGCTTCGGGCCTGGCTTTGCCTTGGCTGGCTTTGCGGCTGGCTCTTCTGTGGGCGCTTCAGGCTCTACCGGGGATTCAGGCTCAGACTTGGCGACTGGCTCGAATTCAGCCGCAACTTCGGCCTTCACCTTCGCAACTTTGCCCTCGTAGGCTTCAATCGCGTCAGGCATGGTGAGCTGCCAGCCGTTGGCAATAGCTGCCTCGTAGTTTTCCTCGGCTTCAACGCCAAGGAAGTCATAAGTACCGCCCGCACGCGAGTGAGGGCCGGGGCAGCGATAGAGAACGGTTGGCAGATCCATGATGACCCTTTGAAACGAGGCGCGACCGAAGCCGCGCCCCTGGCTTACGAGATGCGGTACGTGACGAAGGTTGCGGCCGCAGTCTTGCGCGTGCGGAAGCGGCCAGACGTAGCAGTTGCCACCGCCATGGTTCCGACCAACGTGTGACCCGTATCAGCCGTCACCGTGAACGCATTGGCGCCCGTGGCGATCACCGACCAATCGAACGAATCGTTGATGGCAAAGGTCGAAGCGGCGTCCATGACCGTGCCGGTTGGCACAGTGCCGGCAACAGCTGCCGCGGTGGTCGAAGTGACCAAACCACCCAGCATTGCAGCCGCAGTAACGGCGCCGGTTGCATTGAGGGCGACAGGTGATGCCTGGACAAAGGTCAGCAGGCGCTCATCTGTGCAGGGGTTGACGCCGATGTCGTAAAACACCGAAGCCGCACCCGCATCAATGGTGATGGTTGCGCCGCCCGTGTAAGGGCCGAACACGGTTTGGGTATTCGACACAGTGCCGAGAGAAACAACGCTGTTCGGCTGATTGGGATAACCGACGATGCGGGAAACAGTCGCGACATCCTGAGTCAGGACCGCAACGCTCTGGGTAGCGGACAGAGTGATCTGAGCCGTACCTTGGGGGTAAACAACGAGGGACATGATTTTTCCTTGATTGAGTTAAAAAGCAAGGGCCGAAGCCCCTGCATTTAGGTCTGGTTGAACAGCACGATCCCGGTCATTTCCGGCTGCTTGTTCACGACGCCCCAACGGGTATCCCAGCGGTATTTCGTCTTCAGGGTGTTGATGTCCACAAACTTGGTCATCAGCAGCTGAATGCCGTTCTCGCTGGTGCCCTGCATCGTTGCGACGCCGGCATTTGCGGGCACTGCGTAGCGGCCTGGCAGGATTTCCAGGGCATCCTTGTGCCAGAACGGATTGACAGTCGTGGCGACGGTGTTCAGGAACACAATCGCAGACGTTGCCGACTTCGTGTTGATCACGCAGTTCTGGTAAGTCGTGCCGGCCTCGGATGCCACCTGGTTGGTGATCATTGGAGGCGAAATCACCAGAGTGGTAGCGCTTGGCACGGAGATGACCCGGAAGGTCTTCAATTGTCCAGTGTCGCCCTTGGTGATGTGGTGCACCGCGTTCAATGCAGCTACCGTGAACGCATCGCCGGCTGCTACGTTGGTCGTAGACGAGACGGTAATGGTCTGGTAGCGGTTATCGACGTTGTTCGTCTCACCGGTTGCCGCGGTGCTGGTTGCCACTGGAACGTAATAGTTCGCGGCGCCGTCAAGCGTGCTGATCGTCAGACCCGCACCACCAGCAGCTGCCGCCTGGCGAACGGCATAGTCCAGCTTGTAGGTGTCGAAGCTGGCAACTTGTCCAACAAACGCCTTTTCATAGGCCTTGTCAGACTTGGCATTGCCGAACGAACGGGTAGCGGCCTGCAGGTTGCTTGCCATGCCGTTGTAGTCGCGAGTGGACAGCGCCAGATAGCGATCACCTTGCGCAACGCCTTGCTCGTTGAAGATGGCTTCGCACTGGGCGACGTCATCAAAGCCGGATGCGGCAACTGTGCGCTTGACAACCAGCGTGCCCTGCAGAGCTGCGACGTTCATCAACGAGACGTTGATATCAGAAGCCAGCTTCTGCTTTGCAGCCTGGCCCAGCCGGCCCTCTTGCAGCATGTCGCGCAGCTCAAGCGCCGTCAGGATGGCGGTGGAGTGCTTGGCGTAGCCGATGGTTGACGGAACGGCAAGCTGCGTTGCCTCGTCAAAGTTGGCGGTTGCGTCGGTGCCGTCGTGCGATTGCGCGATGTAAGGCTGGGGACGCCAGATTACATCATTGGTGCGCTCCATCATGACCTGATCGGTCTGGTATTTGGAGACGTTGCGCGACAAGATCAGCGCGTCGTCGAAGCCTTCAAGAACGTTCTCGAATGCGACAACTTCCTCTTTGCTAAATTCATTAGCCATGTTCTTACCTCTTTAAATGCGAGTTGATTACTTCTTTTGCGCTCGCTTGAAGGCCAGAACCTTGGACATATCCCCGGTCTTTGACGCCTCTTCGCGCAAACGCTCAAGCGTTTTGTTACTGCCAACTACTGGCCCGCCCGAGTTCTTCAGGGGCGCCTCAGGTGCTGGCTTCTCGCTTCTGCGGTTCGAAGTTTTCAAGTCCTTCTCCAGTTTTGCTGCCGCGAAAGCGAATTTCACGGGGTCTTTAATTGCGGCGAGTTCGGCCAATCGCTTAGGGTTCTTTCCGAGCGCATAGACCAGCAAAGATGAGTTGTCTGCGCCTGCGAGAATCAAGTTTTGTTGCGTCGTAGAAAGGTTGGTGACAACCTCCTCCTCGGCTTCCTTGAAGTCTTTAACCTTCAAGGTCTTGGCTGACTCGCGGTACGCTGTGTACGTCGCCTCTACCTGCTTTTGCGCTTCCTGCTGCGCGGCTTTCTGGGTGTTCTCGAAGTTGTCAATCTCTGACTTCTTCGTGTACCAACCATCCATCGCAGCCTGGAACTTGTCTTCGTCGTAGTCGAACTGTTCGAGCTTTGGGCGTTCTGGAAGCGTTGGCTTTTGTGGTGCTGCTGGTGCAACTCCTTTGGCCTTCAGCTCCCGGTTTTCCTTGAGCAATTCACGGTGCGACTTGCGAAGATCCTTCACCCATTGCGGTGCTTCTTCTCTCTCCTGAGGTGGCGATTCCTCTTCACCAATCTGAACAACCAGCTCTTCGTCGTCGCCGTCAGCGTCTGGGTTTGGCGTCTCGGGGACCGTCTCGGTCTCCAGCTCTACCTCGTCGCCTGGTGCAACTACCAGTTCTTCCTCTTCGGTGGTTCCTGCCATGTAAAGACCCAATCAACTCGGAATTCAAAAAGGCTTCCGGTAACCTTGGGTGCAATATATTGATTCACGTATTACTAAGCAAATCTATATATCGTTTTGTATATATTATTGGGCGACTGGTGCTGCTGGCGCAGGCGCCGCGGCGGGCTGTTCGCCCTTCTGCGCGTTGACAAGCTGGAGCAACATGTCGATATCGAGCGCGCCGATCTTCTTGAGAATCTCTTGCGTCTCGGCCTGGATCTTTTCGGCGTTGGCCAGGGCGACAGTCGTATCGGCAAGAGCCTTCTGAGCCAGTGCGGTGGACTTCTCGGCCTCTGCTGCCAGGAACGTGGATTGCGGGTCAGGCTGTGCGTTCTTTGCGGCCTCGTCCAGCTGCTTTTGCTCTTCTTCGGTGGGCTTGATGACGCCCATGTTGATGAGGCGGCGGCGGTTCCACTCTTTCAGGTCTGTGAGCCCTTCACCGTCAAGGTTCTGGAAGATGACGCCGGTAATTGCAGCGCGCTCTTGCGGGTCTTGGGTGAACTGCAGAACCCCGGACAGGGCGCGTACAGTGCCATCGCGACGCGTGACAAAGCTCGGCCCCACGTCAGTGACCACATCAAAGCGCCCGGTCGTCAGGTCGTTCTCGTAGGAGGTGACGCCGTCTTCCATGACGGGCTTCATGATTTCAATGGTGTCTTCGCTGCCGTCAACACCGACCGTCTTCATCTCGCGGCCCTCTTCGTCGTACAGCTCTTGGGCCATACCTTTCCAGACTTCACCGCAGCGCTTCATGGCCTTGGCGAAGTTGTCCATGTAGATAAAGGTCTGCATGTCAAGGCGGGTCTGGATCAGCTCAACGGCCTTGGCGCTGATGTTCGAGACAACCTCCTCTGCCCCACCCTGTGAACCGAGCAGCTCTTGCATGTCCACGTTGCATAGCTGCATCAGGGCGACAAGCGCTTGAGGGATTTGCGGGGGTTTGACGTAGCCAATCGGCCCCGCGGGTACGACTGAGCCGTCTACCTGGGTAATTGGGTTCACCAGCTGGTAAGCAGGCCTATCGATGCTGTCACGCGACCACGCGTTTTCATGCCCCTGGATCTGCTCAGGCGTGAAAATGGGCTTTTCAATTGGGCTGTAGACGCTGATTTCTGCCAACAGGCTAATCAGCATGTTGTACAGCCGCATCAGGTCAGTAGTCAGGCGCACATGGCCCTGGATGCGCTCTACGTTGTCGATAAACGCACGCTTGCCATAGAACGGGATGATCGGGATGCACTTGCCGGCGATGTAGCCGCAGTCCTCAAGGATGCGGTCGCCGGACATGATGTACTTGTGAACGCGCTTCCTGGTGATGGTCTTGGAGCGAACAAGGATGAAGCCCTGCGCCTTGAGCTTTTCGGCTTCCTCTTCGTCAGAGGCCTCAATCTTTTGCTCTTCCTCAGTGGGCAAGAACTTCCAGACCTGGTACTTGACCTTTTTTTCTTCGATCTTGTAGTACTCGGCGATGTACGCGACATCGGGCGTGAACCAGTCGAACTCGACCAGCGCTCCGTCTTTGGGGAATGTTGTTGCGCCGCCGTGCTCTTCCGTAAAGGCGGCAAGGCTCATGCTGGAAATCACCCAGCAGCGCGTCGCATCCCGCTTGTCTTGTCGTTTGGCGTCAGCATCAAAGAACACCGAGGAGTCGGCGTCATAGATCGGCTCCATGCAGATCCGTTGACGATCACTGTCCTCGTCTTCCTCATCCTCATAGGCGGCACGCAGGCGCCAGGCGCCCATCCCACCGGTAATGCCCTCATCAAATGCGTTGTCGTAAGCCTCTTGAGCGTTGCATTCCTGTTCGTCTGCGCGATACAGGCCGTCCATCGTGTCGGCTACATCCTCGGTAGCGCCGTTGTCCTTGGCGCGGTAGTCAACACTGATGCGGTTGTTGCGGTACTCGTTGAAGATCCGCATGCATGACATGTGAATCTTGTTGACCTCAAAGCGTGGGCGGTTCTCAAACTGCGCCTTGAGCGCGTCTTCCCACTGAGCGCCAGGGATAGAGACAAAACGCCTGTCCTGCAAGCACTGCAAGCGCACGTCTTGCTGGGGTGAGTAAGCGCGGTTGAATTCAAGCAGCGCCTCGGCATGAACGTCGGCGAGACGGTCTGATTTGGTCTGGGACATGTCGCGGCCTTTATATTGCCGCGAGTATATTAATCAGACTCTATATACGCCGTTTTGTATATTTATCGGCGCTTGTTGAAGTGATTGACGGATGGGACAACAACGCCAGCGGCGGGCTTAGGCTTGCCCACTTCGCCATAAGGTACGGCATAGCGCCGCATCATGTAGGCCACGCGGGTGGCATCAAGCACGTCGTCTTTCAGTTTGGAGATCTTGCCGTTCTCGTCGCGGTGGTATTGCAGGAACTCGTCGAACCAATCGCGCAGCCCTGCAAACACCTTGAACTTGCCGGTCATCATCAGCCCGCGAATCTCCATGAGCCCAGCCTCTACGCCGTTCGACCCGTCCGGCCAGGTGGCGTGGACACCCAGCATCTTGAAGCCGGCCTCCTCGTAATAGGCCTTCTGCTGCTTGGCGCTGCCCTTCTCCGTCTGCAGCCCGTCAGCCGGCCACGCGGTGGGCACAGCTGCCGCCCACGACTTAACAGCCCCCCACGCTTGAATCGCAAGGACGTGCCGCTCTTTCCAGGCGCGAGTGACATAGAAGGAGTCAGAGTCCTTATCCCAGACCAATTGCACCTGTGATTGCGGATGATCCCAGCCAAAGTCCATGCCATCCAGCACGAACCAGTGAGGCGGGATTGGAAAGGGCTGGCAGGTAATTGCCTCCTCTGCAATGTCATAGATTCGACCGTGGCCCAGCATCGGAATGCCCTTGGTGCGCATCTCGCGCTGATGGGCTGGGAAGCTGGCCAGCAACTCCTCTTTGACCTTTTGGCTCAGGTGCGGCGCGTCATCCCAGCCCTTTTGCATGCAGGTCTGGGCGGGAGATGGCGAATCCATGAACTGAATCACCAGCTCAGTACGCCCATTCTCTGGGGTGAATGTCAGGATGCCGCGGCCACCCTGCCCCTTGTCGCCCGTCGCAGTGCGCACAAGCACCTGTGGATAGATTTCATGGTCTTCAGGCTCTTCGTCAATATGGAACCAGTCCACATCGTCACCCATCAGGGCGTGCTGTCCTTGGCTGTAGCTCCAGAACTGGATGCGCGAGATAGCGCCCGAGGAATGCTTGATCAAGGCCGTGCGGATGGCGTTCGGCGTGCCGGCCATGGATTCATAGCCGACGATGCGCTCAGGCGGAATCAGCCCGCCCTCGAACGTGTCGCCCATCTTGCGGCCAACAATCGCAGCCTGGAGCAAGTCGCGGGTCTTCTCGCCAGAGTAACCAAGGCACCAGATCAGCGGCGCATGGTCGAACTTGTGGCCTTCCCAGCCCTCTGGATATTCGCCAAGGGCATGGATGGAATCAATGTAGGTGCCGGTGTATGTCTTGCCTATCCGGTTGGCGGCTATCAGGCACGCCTGGCTGTAAGTACTTGTGCCCGCTATGAATTCCTTCTGCCAGTCGTACAGGCTCGGGAACAGCGTGCGGTAGCGATAAGTGACCTCCCGGCGCTCTTTTTCCTCAAGCAGCTGGAGTAACTGCTCTTTCTCAGCCCTTGACAATGCGTTCACGCAGTGCCGCCAGCTTGGCGTCCAGTTGTTCGTCTGTCATCGTGCGGATGGGAGGGAGATCGTCGGCGCCACCCAGCGCCAGCTTTTCACCGTAGCGCTTCGGGTCCCACTTGGCCAGCAACTTCAGGCGCGTCTCAATCCGCAGCTTGGAGCGCTGGACATGCTCAGCATCAAAAGCCATGGCCTTTACAGCCTGCTCATCACCGGACCTGGACAGCTTTTCCATGTAGTCATTGCGCGAGTCGTCCGCAATCTGCAGCGTATCGACCGCGATCATGTCGTAACCAGCCTCGCGTGCGCGTGCGAACCGTGCGGAAAGGTTCGGCCTCTCTTCCATCCAGTCATACACAGTCCGCAGCGCTGGCATGTGTTCATCACGGCAAACTTGAGCAAGCGGCTCGCCGTTTGAGATGCGCTCGACTATCTCGGCGAACTTGTCGTCCGTGAATGTGCTTGGCCTGCCAGTTGGCTTGGGTTCCTTCTTAGCCATTTCCAGCAATCCCCGCGTAAATCTCCCGGCTCAGCGCTTCAAGCGGGCTTTCGCAGGGTGTTGGGTATTTCTCCAGCTCTTGAGGGCTTGGGGCTGTTCCTGCGGCCTTGTGCGCCGCCAATAGCGCGGTCAGTCCTGCATTCGACTCCGCAGTCTGGCGTTCGTGTTCCGCCTGGCGTTCTTGGAACTCAGGAGTAGAGCGTTCTTTCAGCTTTGCGTTGAACGCGGCTGTTTTGGCTTGGACAAGGCGGCTCATTTTTTCTTCTTGTAGTCCTTGAACCGGATTTCGATGTTCCTGATGGGAAAGGCAACGCCGGACTTCTGGTATTGCTTGATCCGGGCGGCCTCGCGGAATGCCGGCCGGCCCATCGTGACAATGAATGTCGCCCGTGTATCGCGGCTCTTGGCTTTGTGCTGACGGGTGATCTTCAGAGTCAGCTTGGGGCTGACGTACTTGACGGCCTGATAGGCGTTATTGCTGATGATGGCTGCTGCCACGTCGGCAAACAGCCTTTGATCAATCTCAATCATGCGTCTCTCCTGCGCTTTAGCGCGATAGGGCAACCATCGGACTTACCGGAATGGCTGGTTGCTGCCGTTCACATCCCACCCGAACGGTGATGTATTCGCGAAACCTCGCTGCGATTTGCCCGCCGCAGCTCCGTGTCGGGTTCACGGTGACATCGGGTGCTGAATTCATATTACTCAATCGTCTGATAAATGCAATTTATATATTCAAATGTATAGCAAGTGCAAACACCGAATTAACCAGGCCTGTAGGGGCTGTAGTGGTGTTTGCAGGCACGCTGCGACATTTGGGAGTCATTACCTTCTGCTCTTCCAAGGCCCAGTTCTGGAGCAATTGGAGCCCTGCGGGGGTCAGCCTGTAAGCCGCTGGGTTGTGTCTCGGGTTGGCTCTTTCGAGTAGCTTCTTTCCTCGGTAGCGCATGGCGTAGATCCTGGCCTTGTGCTGGCCTGCAGTTGTCGGCTCTCCCCATGCCGCGGCGAGTTGCCTGCATGTCAGGGTTAGGTCTGGCTGGAATGCCATCAGGGTTTTGAGAACACCGGAAGACTCTCTCATTTGGAATTCCTGGCTATTTGATGGGGCGTTTGCAGTACTGACAGTTTTCGTTGATGACGCCGAATAGAGGGGCGCCACAACCAGCGCATTCATAGGCCCCGCGGGGTTTCTGGGGCGGCTTCACCCCAGGCTGGGCGTCTTGCTGCCTGGCTGACAACGCAACCGCGTCCTCGAAGTTTTCGCGGATTGCAGCGCCTGCGATCCCAGTGGCCACCCCCCAGCTCATCCTGTTACCTCAGGGGGTGGGAATTTGGTTTTTTGCTCAACAGCAACTCTTGCCATCGCATCGCGCCACGCAACACCGCCATCGTCAAAAATGCTTGTGAACGGCCAATCGGGTTGGTAGTTTTGTCGCACCAGGGCCATGTATCGCGTCACCCTTCCTTCATACTCATCCAGCAAAAGCTTCTTTCGAACGATGTATTCGACTTCAGCGGCCTCTTCGCGGTCTTTGGTTTCACTCATCATTTCCTCCAAACCTTCAAAACATCCCTACCCGTATAGAGCAAGGTGGAAAACGTAAATCTGCACAGCCCAAGGCAAAACCCAGCCATTCCGGCTATTAGTACGGCTAGGGTTTCTAGGGTTCTGCCTAGGGTGGCATGGGGTTAGCTTTTCCAGGTTGCCGCTTTGACGGCCCACATCTGCGCGCCCTGTGTTTCGGTGATGGCGATGCTGGCCAAGCGCTTCACCTCGGGGTCTTCTGTGCGGAGCCGCAAGGCGTTCATTTCGTCAATTTCGTCAGCAAAGCGTTTTTTGATCTGCGTCACCAAATCGTCATTACTCGGATTGAACGAAAGCCCCACGGCCTTCTCGCCAAAAGTCTGAGGGCGTCCGTTTTGTACTTCAGTTGTCATTTCTCTAATCTCCAGTTGTGCACCCTTGTTGCCGGGGCTGCGACGGCATTGGTTAGTTAATCGCCTATCCCAAGGCCCCAGCCCTCTTCCGTGCTCTTGCTATTTGCCGGTCCCCATGGCGACTTAAATCCGAAGTAGTCCTGAACACCTGAGCTGGCAAGCATCAGCCTGTTGTAGACCGTGTACATCCAGCCGCACTCGTACTCAGGCCATTTGTTTGAAACCCAGTTCAGGGCGAGACTCGCGGCGTGACCCATGCCGAACAAAATCCATGGGATTGGCCAAAAAAGGTACTTCATGCAAACTCCTTGTGTTGTGGCTCACTCAAAACAACCCCTGTCATGTCGCAGAACGCCAGCGCATAGGTAATCAGACTGGCGCTGCGTCTCACGCTCATGAGAGCGGTGGATTCGCGGATGTTCACGAATTCACCCTCAAGGCCGGGAACAATCTCGAACTCCTCCGCCGTGGCTTTGGAGTGGGCGGATACCAGCAGCACTTTCCACTGCTCAGCGGTCCGTGGCTTTCCGGCCCATGGCGTTTTTGACTTGGCCAAATCGGAGCAGATCGCGTGAAACTTGGCGTTCTGGTCTGCGTTGCGGGTTGGCTCCTGAAACGTGACCATGTAGCCGTCCGGGGCTAGATGGGCGTGAGCTGCTACACCGTCTCTGGCTTGGCCGTGGACTAGGAAGAACACGCGCTTGCTCACATCGCCTCCCAATCCCGGTAAGCCTCAAAAGGCGTGTAGTTGCAGGAAATTCGACCAGCGCCAGCGCAGTACCACAGGCCACCAATTCGCTTGATGTGGGGCTTCATGCCGGCTCCCTGAATTCGTAGTGCTCATGCATCGGCCAGTGGTCATACTCGCCATCGTCAAACCCAACATGCCAGCACAACCGAGCGGAACACCCCTCCGGCTCGACATTCACAATCCCAACAACCGTCGCCCAGTCGCCGGAGCGAAAGCTATATTGATGAACGCTACGAATTTGCAGACCCATCATGAGCACGCGCTTGATCTTCATCCCTGCCTCGCTTTCAACTCTTTGGCCTTGGCCGTGTAAAGTTTTTTTACGTCTATCAGCTCTTCTCTGGTCCACTTGTGAGGCTCGTTATCAGCCTCCAAGGCGTCGAATCGCTCTTGCCCGATACGTGCTATCGCCCCGGCCTTGATTTCGTGCGGCTTGGCACCGTGTGGGCCGTTGCAGCCCTCGCATTCCCCGTGGCAGTTGTCCTCGTTGAAACGCAGGTGTCCAGCGGCACCACGGCTGCGAACATGGCCGGCGTGTTGGACTCGGCCTGGCTTGTCTTCAAAGGGACGCAGGCAGACGAAACAACCCTTTTCCTTGTCGCGCAGGCGGATGTAGGCGTTAAATGGGATTTGCGCGGCGGCGATCAGCTGGGCTATGGTTTTGAGCTTTTCCAGCTTCGCCTTCGTCTCCCGCTTTTCCTTGACCAAGCGCACCTTCTCTGCCTTACCGCGCTGCGACTTGGCAAAGGTCATGCCGCAGATTGGCGAGCACACACGGGCGGTCATCAAATGCCGCAGTGGGGTGAACTTGGTCTTGCACACTTTGCAGACCTTGGGCTTTGGGGCTTTGGTGCGGATCACGCGGCCACCCTTGAAACTGCCGCAGGATCAACGTGATACAGCGTATTGCCAGAAATATTCCTGCGCCTCACGATCTTTCGCTTTTCGAGACGGTCAAGGACGGCTTTGCACTCTCCGATTTCAGTCCAGCAGGTAATCCAGCGGAACTCCTCATAGGTCAAAGGCCCATGGCGTAACAACTGCACGGCGGCGTATTCGCGGGTCATGCTGCCTGCCTTTCCTCGGTCTTGATGCCGAGAGCGTCCTGCGCACACTTGAGCGTGTACGGCAAAACTCGGTCGCCAGCAGCATGGCGATTGACGATCCGATGCGCCCAGTCTTTGTTTCCAGGGGCGTGCTTTGGCATGCGTAGGCGGGCTGTTGCGACATGTGCCTCAAGTCGCTCAGCGTCCAGCTTTACCGTTGGAAGTGCTGTGAAAACCTCGGGTGGCCGACTGCGGCAAATGGCGCGGAACTCCAGAACCGTGGGCGGCTTCTCAACCGGAAGGTTTTGCAGGGCGTAGGTGATAGCTTGCGGGCTCTGCTGAAAGCCTGAAAGCTCGTGCGCCCAGTCCTCTTTGACGGCCTGAATGTCGAGGTCTTGCCAGCGACGCAGAAACGCCTGCCCGTAGGTCAGGGTCAGCTTGTCGAATATGCGATCAACCCAAGGCGCGGGGAGTGACATTTTTTACCTCTGCTTCAAAAAATTGAATGGCGCCGCCGACTGCTACACCGGGGGCGGCTTTTTGGGTGCGTTCGCGCTGTTCTGTGCGCCATGCGGGTTCGGAGCTGGGTTTTGCAAACTTGCGTGCATTGCCGCACCACGTCCGCCATGCGGCCTGCCAATCGGCCATGAGGGAGCCTTTGGCTAGGTGGTGATTTCGAAATGCGGCGAGCTCACCGCTTATGGACAGCCCGATTGCCGCAGCCACACCGGCCTCATTGGGTTCAAAGTTTTCAGGGAATGCACTTCTCGGCTTGGCCTTTTTTGGCGCAGCGACAGCCGCAGGCTTGTCATCAATCAGAGAATCAGGAATCAATGAATCAGTGAATCCGGAATCAGGGGGATTTCCACGCAAGTCAGACGGTGGGTTAACGGTTAAATCACCGTTAGTTGGAGGTTCTGGCAACGTTGATGCACGTTCCGTGTGATGTGGGGCTTGGTGTTTTTCCCAGTTATTGACGACGATGCAAGCCTTGCCATCCACCGTGTAACGACGGATAAACCCGGCCCTATCGAGCTCGTCAAGCATTGGCGCAATCGCCACATCATCAGCCGGGAACACTTCCATCTTTATTTTTTTGGGTCTGTCTTCCAGACGGCCAGCTTTGTCCGCAATGGTCCAAAGCCCGATAAAGAGAAGTCGTGTTTCAAAGCTCAGCTCCACCAACTCATCGTTGGTGAAAAAGCCTGGCTTGATGTTGCGCGCACGGGCCATTACTTACCTTTTATGGCGTGATAGAGAAAAAACACTGCGGACCCGGCACTGACAAGAGGAAGGATCGCTGCGGCCGGCAAGACAAACCACGGCAACATCTCGTATATGCGCAGGAGAAATCCCGCACAAGCCAAGGCGATGGTTGTATTAAGTGCCGAGAAGAATGCACAACCAAGTCGAAAGTTCATACCGCCTCCCACACGCGGCAACCGTCCCGACTCCGCTTGGTTTTTGTCAGACCGCACTCGCTGATTCGGCGCTGAACGGTGATGTAATCTATGCCCGTCACCATCGCCACCTGACGAGCGGAAAGGCCCAGGAAGGACTGTTTGACAGCAGCAACGATGGCAAGGCGCTCAGACGCTGCTTTGCGGCTCACAGCAGCTTTAGCGGCCTCCCTGCTTGTGTCGCCATCGGTGCGCCTGGCTCGGGTTTGGACAAAAGCTATCTGGAGTTGGTCGCAGGCGTTCATGGTTTGGCCTTTCCAATTTCAGCGGCGTCGTCAATGGCCTCTTCCAGTTCTTCAAGCCGGTCGAGGTATTCACGCCGACGCGAAGAACTTTCGTCGATGCTTACCCAATCGCTGCTTTTGGGCTCTCCCTCGATCTTGAGGTTCACGTACTCGCGGATGAGTTCAGAGAGCTTCATCCCAGCTCCTCTGGTGTTTTAGTGGGGGCGGCAGGGACCATCTGCCAGTAATTGGGCTGGTTTTTTCGAGTGAACGCCCTGCCGTAGACGAACTCTCTGTCATGGGTCCAATATGGACGCGGCTTTGCGGCGTATTCATCCTTTTGCCAGTAGCCAATGGTCTGGCCAATCTCGGGGAAAAACAGCAGGATGCGACCCCCTCATCCGGCGCCGTCTCAATCGGTTGCCAGCCCCCTTGCGGTGCTTGTGGTTGGGTGGCGCGGGTGTTCCAGGCTGAGACCGCCTTGTCCTTGGTTAAGAGTTCGGGGCCGCACATTCCGCAATGAGGGCAATGCACGTAGAAGGAACAAATCCGGCTCTCCATTGCCTCAGGGTGTGGTTGCTCGCCACAAAACGGGCAGGGCTTCAGTTGTTCGCTCATAGTCAACCTTTCAGCAGCTTCCGCCGCGACTTGGAATACGCAATGCAACCTCTGCAGATTCACCGCGTGCCGGGGGTTTGCTTTGCACTGGTAGCGGTGTTCGCTGACTTGATGCAACGAAGGTGCGCGGTGGGGTTGGCTTGGTCATGACCGCGCAATCCTTCAGCCTGGAAACAGCTCTTCAAGTACCTTGGCGTACTGCTTCTTGCGGCGCTCCAGCAAGGCGACTTTGTCCAGCTTGTCGAGCAACTTGGGGAAATCGATGGTTTCCTTGGCGCAGTCTTCTTGAATTGAGCTTTCCAGCGTGACCAGTTCGGCGTCCAGCTTTGCCATTTCGAGTTCGGCTTGTGACCGCACTTGACGGGCGCGAATCGGGGCCATGGCCTCGCTCAGCTTTTCCTTGGACATGGAAATCAGTTCTTTGAATGGTTTCAGTTTCATGCGTCTTCTCCGAGTAGTAAAAGAGCCGGGTTTGGCTCGGGGTTGGGGATTGGTTTTGGCGGGGCAGTAGGCGGCTCTTGCTGCATGGCTAATTGACGCCCCAGCGCGTTCATTTCCTGATAGTGGCGTTCTTGTTCGTAGCGCATGTCATTGCGCGGGTCGTAGGCACTGAGGCGGTTGTAGAAATCGCTGAGTTGAGCCATGTCTCTTCTCCTTGGGTATATGGGGGTTAGGCGGCAGAGCGCAGCGCGTTCATGGCGTTGCTCAGCTCTTCGGTCAGGCGCTCGACCTTGGAAATCACCCTCGCCTTGCGCGCCTCTGGGCTGTCCATGTATTTCGCGGCGAGGTATTCAATAACTGCTGGAGCGTCACCAGTGGATTCAAGGAACGCCTCAAGGTCGTCAAGGTTGAATCGCTGGGTGTCGCCTTCGGTTGGGTTCAGCTTGCGGCTCAGGGTGGACGGGCTCATGTCCATATCGCCAGCAATGACCTTGGCTGACTTGGCCAGCAAGGGTGTGCGGTGAGCAATGTATGCACGCAGCGTCGGAAACCGATCTGGTAGCGTGGGTTCAAAGCTGAGTGTCATTTGGGAGGGCGCAATAGATGTCATGTCGAGTTGTGGTCTGTTGCCGTCTCAAAGTTGGACAAAAAAACGAGACTGGAGGCTATGGAAAACACATGGCGTCACATTCACCAAGCAGCCCTGCAAGGCCTGCCTAAGCGCGTTCTCAGTGATCAAGCAATGACGCATTGCTCAGGCTTTCGCGGTTTGCTTTGCCTTGGCGCGTGGCGGATAGAACTTCGCCACGGTCAACATGCCGGGGTTGCCGGTTTCGCCGTTGCGAATCTTCAGGATCGTGTGATAGGGAGTGCCGGAGCTTTTTGCCAGCGCCTGGATCTGCATGAGATTCAGTCCCAACAAATAGTCCTGTACTTCTTCGACGGAGGGAATTTTGGTACTCATAAGCCATAAATCTACCGCATTCGGTAGGTCTAGTCAACCGAATTCGGTGGGCAAAGTCAATTACCGTATTCGGATGTCGAAAAAAGACCCGAAACACATCCTCTGGGAGAACGTCAGCACGCTCATGATTGCGCGCTACGGAAAAGAGAACCTTGGACGTATGGCGACTGATGCCGGGCTAGGTCCCGCGACCATGACCAGGCTCAAGCAAGCCGAGACAAGTACCGGGATAGACATCGTCGCCGCTATAGCAAAGGTATTCCACCTCCAGCCGTGGCAACTTCTGGTTAGCGATCTAAGCGTAGCGTCGCCGCCCGCCCTCACATCGGGCTCGGATGCCTGGCCATTTCCATCCATCGATAGGGCGAGGTTCGAGGCGCTGCAGGATGAGCAAAGGATTGAAATTCAAGGCGTCGTCAGGCGGATGATTGCAGATTTTGAGAATGCCTCTCGTTCCGTAGTGGGCACTAAAGTACTCGGGGTAAAAGCTCCCCCAATCGCAGGAGGAAACGTAGTACAACAGACCGCCAAAGATACAGAACGGTTATCAAGGACGGGACGGCATGCACCAAGTACTACTGTTTCCAAAGCCCAAGCCAAAGCCGGTAAATCAGGCGGTGGTTCAAAGATGTAGGGATCTGCTAGAGGACGCTCTTACAGGGGAAATGACGGGACTTGCTTACATGCGAGGCACCTGTGATGGGGAACATCAGTACGACATAGTTGGTGAATACCTGGATAACCCAGAAGAAGTTTTTGTGCCGGCCACCAAGGCCATGTTCGCGCTCTGCGTCCTCATCAACGAAAAGGGCGGGAAGCTGTAGCCACCCATGAAGCTGTCTCATTCTGAGAAAACTTGATCTGCAACCGTAAGCCGCCCGAGGGCGGTTTTTTCACGTCTGCGGGTTTGTACTGACATTTATTTATGCCAGACCTACCGAATTCGGTTGACAGTAACTACCGAATTCGGTATTCTCCATTCACTCGCCTCAGAAAAGCAGAAAGACCCAGCCCTACCGATACCAGGGCGAACCGAATGGAAGGTGACGGGGGTTTAGGCACTAGTGCTGTCGCTGTATGGGGTGATGAGAGTGATGAAGGGGTTTGCGGCGTGGAAGGACACGCATTTGGGTCGGCTCTAGCGTTGATGGGGTCTCCAAGTAAATGGCGAGTGATAAGCGGGCAACGCAATCCCCGCCAAAGAAGCGCCTAGCTGGAATCAATCCCAGCCGAACCCCTTGATCACTTTTGGTTTTAGCAAGAGCAAGTAAACAAATGGAGAAGAGCATGAAGACGACGTTGAACCAGATCCGCGACAAATCGCCATGCACCGGAGGCTGGCAAAAACTCCTTGCCCATCTTGGCAAGACCAAGGCCGACGATGAGCCGCTGAGCATCCCCACGATTCTGGACAGCAACGGTCTGGATGATGCGCTGTGGTGCCTGCAAGCCGTCAAAGGACACGACCGCGAAATTCGCCTGTTTGGCGTGTGGTGCGCTCGTCAAGTCCAGCACCTGATGACCGACCAGCGAAGCCTTGACGCGCTGGATGTAGCCGAGCGATTCGCCAATGGCGCGGCAACCGAGGAAGAGCGGGCTGCTGCGTGGGCTGCTGCGGGGGATGCTGCGGGGGATGCTGCGCGGGCTGCTGCGTGGGCTGCTGCGGGGGATGCTGCGGGGGATGCTGCGCGGGATGCTGCGCGGGCTGCTGCGTGGGCTGCTGCGTGGGATGCTCAGGCTAAACGCCTTCGCGAACTGTGTGCAGAGTGCGATGCCAAATCTGCGGTGACGGCATGAACGCCCGCACCCAAGTCAACTTCAAAGAAATGATGGCGACGTTCCACCGCGACATTGCCGCTCTTCCCCCGGTGGAAATCCGCTGCTCACCCAAAGAACTCAAGCACGCAATCATCGACTGCGACCCTCTTTCGCATGTTGATCTGGTTGAAGTGCTGATGAACCTTGCTGCAAAGGTCAAGAAGGGCAAAGGCTCTGCGCTGGGTGACAAATGCGCGGCGATTGTTGCTGATGCGCTGACAGAACTTGCTGGCGACATTGACCAAGACAAAACCAACCAAGACGAGCGGACTTATCAGCTTGCTACTCGGTCTTAACTCTTAAGGGGATTGATATGAGTGGACAACATACAAGCGGCCCATGGGCCGTGCATCCTCTGAACGTGAAGTTTGGTGGCTTCGTGGTGCCTGCCGAGCATGTCGTTCGTGCTATCGGCGGCTCTACGGATGCAGCAGCAGACCGCGACGAATTCGCCCTAAAGCTGTGCACGATATCGAAAGACCCGCACGGGCGAAACAATTTTGAAGCCGACGCCCGCCTTATCGCCGCCGCTCCTGAGCTGCTTGAGGCGCTGAAGGAAATGGTGCGCATGGCAGAAATCGAGGGCTGGGAGGGCTTCGGAAAAGCCAAGGCCGCAATATCCAAAGCCACCGCCTCTACTACTGATGCTGGGGTGGCGGGATGAGCACCTATCGCCAACATTTCAGCACAGCGCCTAAGCGCCCTGTGGCCCTGCGCCACCTCGCAATCGGCCTGCTGATGGGCTTAGCCTTCGGCGGCGCGCTCTACGTGAGGTATTTCGCATGAGCACGCTATCACTCGCCAAGCGGGCCGTGCGGCTGTATCGCTGCGATCTTGTCCCAAAGACCACGAATCGCCATAACCAAAAGTCATGGCTGCGCTCAGTGGAAATGCTGGGCGAGAAATGGCTCTTGGCCAAACCCCAGCCGAAAGTGAGCACGTCATGAAAAGCACCGAACTGAACACGGACAACAGCTACGGCAGTAATCCAGGCTATCCGTTCACTTTTCTGGACGCGCCGGGCAACCTCTGGGACTCGCTCAAGTGGTGGCAGAGGCCTTTGGCAATCTTCGCCTTCATTGTGATTGGCGGGATGGTTGTTAGCTATTTGGCGGGGTGGAAATGAGCCGCATCAAAGACCAGCTCCACGACCAGTGGGAGCGCGAAGACCTCAACGGAACAACTTTTATCAACGCACACACAGGAAACACAAATGAGCATCGCAACACTAATCCTCGGGTCCAGCGGGTCGGGCAAGTCAACCAGTCTGCGCAATCTGGACCCAGAAAAGACCTTTCTGATTCAGTGCATCAAAAAGCCGCTGCCTTTCAGGGCTAAGGGCTGGGTAACCCGCCTGAACATGAAGACGAAGGGCAACGTTTATCAGACAAGTGACCCTCTGGAAATCAAAAAGCTCATGCGCAACTCGCCGCATGAAATTTTTGTCATTGACGACTATCAGGCCGTCATGGTCAATGAGCTGATGAACCGTAGCAGCGAAAAGGGCTACGACAAGTTTACCGACATCGGCAAGAACGCCTGGAACATTTTCAACGCCGCTGGCGCACTTGCCGAGCATCGCCGCGTGTACATCCTTGCCCACACGACCACTGACGACTTCGGTCAAGTGCGCATGAAGACGGTTGGCAAGTTGGTAGACCAGCACATCGTGCCAGAAGGGTTTTTCACCATCGTCCTGCGCACGGAAGTTATCAACAGCAACTACAAGTTTTCCACCCAGACCAATGGGCAGGACTGCTGCAAGTCACCTATCGGGATGTTTTCGGACATTCACATTGACAACGATCTCGCTGCCGTAGATGCCGCCATCTGCGATTTTTATCAACTCAACCAACCCGCCTAACGGCATAACTCACAGGAACACTATGTACGCACTTGACACAACGGAAGCCCGCAAGGCAGACCAAACCAGCAACCGCATCACTGAGCTGGGCAAATACGTCGGCACCTTTACCCAAGCCGAAGACGTGACCGCCAGCACGGGAACCAAGGGCATTGGCCTGCGATTCGAGGCTAACGGCCAGAACGCCAACCTTTCCCTGTACACCAAGAAATCTGACGGCACAACCATCATGGGGTTTCAGGCTCTCATGGCAATCATGACGTGCATGAAGTTGCGCGACATCAAGCCGAAGGCCGGAATTGTCAAGCACTGGGACAACGATGCAAGGGCCGAAGTTGAAAAGCAAGCTCAGGTGTTTCCTGATTTGTGCGGCAAGCCCATTGGGCTGCTTCTGGAAACTGAGGACTATCCGAAAAACGACGGTTCTGGCAACGGAACGCGCATGGTCATTGCTGGGATTTTTCAGGCTGACACCGAATTGACGGCAAGCGAAATTCTGGACCGCAAGACCGCCCCCGAGCAGCTGGCCAAGATGGTTGCGCGTATGCACCACCGCCCTGCGAAGGCGGCGAAGCAAGGGGGATCATCGGGGGCTATGGCGCCGTCCCCTCGTGCGCCTGGATTTGATGACTTTGATTCAGATATCCCCTTCTGATCATGCACTGCAAACACTGTGCGCAGGAGAGGCCCGCTGAGGGCTTCTACCTCAGCAATAAATCCAAGTGCAAGGAATGCATCAAGGCGGCGGCGACTGCCCATCGTCAGGAAAACCTTGAGCGTGTTCGAGCCTATGACAGATTGCGCGGCTCCATGCCGCACCGTGTTGCAGCCCGTGCGGAATACGCTAAGACGCCAGCCTATGCCAAGAGCCACGCCGCCGCGACAAGCCGTTGGGTGGCAAAGCACCCGGAGCGCCGCAAAGCAAACATCCTTGTCGGCAATGCGGTAAGGACTGGGCGGCTTGTGCCTTGGCCGGTTTGCGCCGTGCCTGAGTGTGTAGATAAGCCACACGGGCATCACCCTGACTACGACCGTCCGCTTGATGTGGTTTGGCTTTGCCCAACTCATCACGAAGAAGCCCACGCACTGGTGTAGCCATGCCCTGCAAAGACTATGCGGCATATGCAAAGACCCCTCACGGTAAAGCCGCAAGGGCCAGAGCACATGCCAAGTACATCGAAGCCCGGAGGATGCGGTCGCTCAAGAAATTGAACCCCGCACCTCTATTGCAAGTAATCAATAACTGGAGAACATCATGACCATGCAACTCAAACAACTCCTCATCCGCATGCCCGAGCGCTATGAGGCTGACTACAAAACAGGCCTGCCACGCGGCGAAATCGAGCTGGAGGGCGCGCACAGCAAAGTCTCTGTGAAGCTCAACGGCGAACAGTGCCGGGCCATCCTTGCGATTGTTGGGCAGGCCGCAAAAGAAACCACTGCTGAGGCCGTACAGGCGATGACCGCTGAAATGTTCAATCTCCCCACTACAGAACTCATCGAGGCCTGACATGACCGCTCTTTATGTCCTGACCAATGAATACCTGGCACTGGCTGAAAAGCTGGCAGATGGCGATTTTGACCCGCAGACCATCGCCGACACCATCGAGGCATCCGGCATTACTGATGAACTGGCTGTGAAGGCGCAGGGCATCGAATTTGTGGCCCGTGCGGCTGAGGCCCACCATCCGGTCATTGACGCTGAAATCGCCCGCCTGCAAGCACTGAAAGCCAGCCGGGACAAGGTAGCCGCCGGGCTGCGCGAGTACCTGAAGGACAACATGGAGCGCGCCGGCATCGAAAAGATCGAGTGCCCGCTGTTCAAGCTGTCGATCAAGAAAAACCCGCCCTCTGTGGAGATCCTGGACCAGCTCTCTTTGCCTGCCCAGTTCTGGCGCACTCCAGAACCCAAACCACCGGTTGCCGCCCCAGACAAAGCCGCCATCAAGGCCGCGCTCCAGGCAGGGCAAGAGGTTATGGGCGCAAAGCTGACGCAGGGAACACGGCTGGAAGTGAAGTAGCCACCCACCTATTACAGCAAGACACAAAGGAGATTTGAGATGCGACTCACTGAAATTTCACCGGGTTGCGACCTGGTTACGGCAGTTTTCAATTCGGAACTTGAGTCGGGCGAGAGCTTCGATTCCCCGGTTTGCATTGGTCACTACAACGGCACGGATGAGATTTTCATTGTGCAAGGTGAGTTGACCCTGAACATCCAGAACGCGGACATCACCGAGTTCTGCAAACAGCTGAAGCGCGCCGCAAAGATCGCCAAAGAGCACAAGGAGCTATCGGCATGACCCCCATACCTCCATCACCTCCAGTAGCCGGGACATTGCCGGAGTTGCCAATTCCCGTCGCGCTGAAGCAGGCACAAATCGCCTCATTGCTGGGAAAGCTGCGCATCGGTCAGCAATACGACCGCGAATCTGGTGACGCCCGGGATATGAGCTCCACCATGGAAGATGCCGTCGAATGCATCGAAGAGCTTCTCTCCGCCATCTCCGCCCATGAGGCTGAGGTAGGGAGGCTGCGCAAGGCGTTGGAGCCGTTCGCAAAGATTTCTACCGACGGGCCTGGCGAGATTATTCCAAACGGCTATGCATCCCCGGCGTTGTGGCGCACTGATGTTTGCCGTGCCCGCGCCGCCCTTACTCAAGGAGAGACGAAGTGAGCCGAGAACTCATTTTGCCGCTCAAGGGCTGCTACTTCGATGACATCGTGGCTGGCCGCAAGCCGCTTGAATACCGGCTTCGCACTCCCTACTGGCGCAAGCGCCTTGAGGGCCGCACCTACGACACAGTGACCGTCACCAAGGGCTACCCGGCCCGGGACGACGCCCAGCGCCGGGCTACCTATCCATGGCGCGGCTACGAAGAGCAGACCATCACACACTCGTTCTTCGGCACCCAGCCTGTCGAAGTCTTTGCAATCAAAGTCGGAGCCTCTTCATGACCACCCAATCCCACACCCACAAGGAAGACGAGGCGCTGCAAGTGGTGACAGATGCGGACATTGACCGCGCCTTGAACACCAGCATACCGGGCGGATCGACTGCCGACGCATGGTTTCTGCCACATCCCTACGAAAAGGGAAACGCGAACGTCCGCGACGTTGTCAAACGCATGCTCGAATCCTTCGCCGCCAGCCGCCCAGTGGCGGTAGAGGGGAGTTCGCCGGAGCCGACGCCATTTGCTTACGCGCTTGTACTGCGTCAACGGGATGAGCCCGCCTTGATGGACAAGGCCGCGTGCCTATCGTTCGATAAAGAGGCTTGGCAGAGCTACTTCGAATACAACAGCAGCCCGGCAGACGCCATCTTTGGCCCCACGGTCAGGCCGCTCTACCTCCACCCGCCCGCAGCCTCCACTACCAAGGCTGGGGGAGCATCGTGAGCTACAAACGCGAAGACTATTACGCCGAAGGGCTGTCAGAGTCCTTTGATGAGCACGGCATTACGGCCACGCCTGAGCAGATCAAAGCTATTGCCCTCGATATGGCCGGTTACGCGGAGCATGAGAGTCAAGCGTTCTACACCCCGCCAGCATCAGACCGTATCGCCGACATTGAGCGCGGCTGGCAGGCAAAGTACAACGAACTGAAAAAAGAGTTCGAGAAATATCAAGGCAACGCCGAAGTTGCCGTGAAGAAAGCCTTGCGGGTTTACCGGGACGCTAGTGTTTCGATAGGCGAACACGGTGAAGTCCTTGCCCATGGCGGCAGAACGGAGCGCATCCAATGAACACCCCAAACCCAACCCCAGCAGCTGATATGGCGGTAGAGGCGGTAGCCGACCAACTGATGGGCGAAATCATCAGCTTCGTGCGGGCCTGCCAAAAAGACCCGCTGGCTCAGTGCGGCGTGCCATACAAGCAGCTTCAAGGCTCCCTCCGCGCCGCTCTTGCCCGCCCGCAGGAGGTGGCGGAGGACGACTTGCGAAGCCTGAAAGAAGCCGACGCCATGCTGGGCGACATCGGCGCATTGCTTCGGAACCAAAATCAGTTCACCGGCAGCTACACCGAAATCGTCAAACAACTCCTCGCCGCCTCTCGTGCGCCGGTTGCGGTGGGGGTGGAGCCTGACTATTCTGACGTAACCAAATGGCTGGACAAGAACCTGAAACGGGTGGGCTGGAGCATTGAAGACGCGATGTACGAAATTAACGGTGCTCA